TAATGATTTGGTCCATTCTAATTGTGCCGCTAACATCTCTAACATGGCATCTCAATTCATTTCCATTTGTTTCTATTCTTACGACTCCGCTTACGATTGATGCCGTTTGAACCGATAACATCGTAATATTTGCGACATTGCGGTAATCAACCTCCACATAAACAGTTCCTTCGCTTTGCCCGACGCATCCGCTGACTGCGCCTGATACGTTTATCACGTCTGCGTTGCGGGTTACCGCTGCGGTGGTTGTGGGGATGAACGATGTCGGTATTGAACCGAGTTCAATTTGCGGGGCAGCAAAGGCGAGTTCAGTGCCGATTGCGGAGTTGCTCGTACTGGTTGTTGAAACAACTGGGCCAAGCCTTAATGAGCCTAGTGTGCCGCTTGCGGTCATTCTAAAGGTTTCGGAGCAACGAAAAACATTGGTCCCCCATTGTTCAACCCTACGGATTCGGCTATCTACGGGTGCAGTCGTTGTGGTTATGCCGCTGCTAAAAGAACCACTAACATCAAAATTGCCGCCAAGGACCTTATTGCCACCCGAATCAATAACCGCAACATAACCGCCAATCGTATGCGCTGCTGTTTTCTTTACTAAAAATGAAAGAGTGTATGTGCTACCACTTGCAAGGGCTACATTATTGTTTATCCTTTGCAACCTACCACCCGAATCGCTAATATTTGAACCACTCGCCGCAACGGTTATGTTGACACCCGACACTCCAATCACGTCCACATAACCACTTGTAAGGTTTGCTCCAATCGTCCAGTTTGTTGTGGTGTCCTGCGAGTTAAGGATTCCGTTCGACCCACTCGCCTCCACCAACAACGCAGGGCAGCCAGCCGTTCCACCGCTTGTGTAGTAATCAAGGCGAGGCACACCCGAAGCCACCGACTCAATCAAGCCGTTTGCATTCACACGGGTCGCAGTCGTTGCACGGGTTACATTGAAGTCGCCCGATGCACCAAGAACCACACCGCCCGAAGTGGTTGCCAAGGGTGTGTAGAGTTTGCCCGTTTTGAATCGTGCAGGTACTAAAATCAGCGATGGTGTCGGCATTGTTAGAAGTTGAAGATTGCAGCGAATCGGACGAACAGGCAGCCATTCACGGCAGCCTCGGCAGCGGTTGCTCCGTCAGCCGTAGCCCTTGCATTAAAAGCACCCCAAACCCCGGCAGCAAGTCCACCGATGAGCATATTGGTCGGGTAGCCGTAGCCGTAACCTATCAGCATTACAGGAAGGTGTAACCGATGACGGAACCTGCGGAGGGCGTAACGGCAGTAATCTTGCCTCCGTTGCGTCCTGAAATCACGATGCCAGCGGAAACGGATTTGCCACTCATAGCGTAAGCGGTTAGCAGGTTCTCGCTTCCAGTTCCGGTAAGGGTTGTGAAAGTCGCAGCGGTGTTGACTACCAAGAAGTCGTAATTCTTCCCGGACACGGCAGCATCGACAAACTCCATCGTACCACCTTGGCCGAGCATTTGTTGCAAAATAGGTGTAGGCATTTTTTAGCGTTTAATTGTAAATGTAGATTAGACTGGAATTTCACAAACCGAATGACCGTAGGGGATTTCAAAGGTCATCGTCGCCTGCCACCCTGCCGTGCGGTCGTCCCGGCTCTCTACGAACCTCGTAAGGCTCACGCTGGATGAGAGGGTCCAGTCCTCGCTTGGGTCGTTTGTAAGCGACGATATGAAGTCCTGTGCGATTTGTAGTTGGTCGCTTAGGACCTCGTCTTCGTTATCCTGCCAACCCAGCGTAGGGCTTGCCGAAACCACTCCGCCCATCGGCTTGATGGACTCCACCCGGTCGCTAAAATAGACACCGACCACAAGGTCCAAAGTGCCAGCGTCAGTACTTGCAGACTGAACGTCCGCAAAAACGAGCGGATAGACGATACGCTCACGGCTTGGGGTTCGTAGGTTGATGGTGTTGTCCGTGCCTACCGCAAGAGGGTCGCCCGTCCCGAAGGAGTTGACCTGAGGGTGGTTGTTGGCAAGGTCCAGCAGGGCTTGCTTGATTTTTATCCAAGACATAATTCTGAAGTTTCAGTATGTTTTTTTTATGTGCTCCCATGCTTAGCAGTCATTACACGCCCCGAATTGACCGTAAGGGTAGGGGTAGTCAAGGTTGCTGATTCCCATCCTCCGGTTGCGGTCGAGGACCATCCCAGTTCGGTAGTTGGTAGCGTTCGGGTAGATTGTGTCAAGAGCAGAAGGAGGCGAGTTCCACAAGGGGTATGAATTGCGGTTCTCCATGAGGTAGCGAGTGATCCGTTCGGAATACCACTCGGCATCGTTCTTGACTTTATCGGTCAGCCGGGTAATCTCTTCCATGCTCATTTGGGAGGACTCTTCGCTTGTTCTACGAACCATTCCCTTGTTCATGTACTTGAAGGCTAAGACCATGGGCAACTCGTAGTAAAGCCACTGAATCATAGCCGGCTGGATGTAGTCCTCCAAGAGCGTTTGGTTGAGTGCAGAGGTTGAACCGCTGACGACCTGCGTAACCAATTCCCCATACAACGGAGAGCCAACGATGGGCTGAATCCGCATCTCTTGGACCTTGATGACCGTTGGACGTATCTGCGTGTAACTGACGTTCTCGTTTATGATGCTATTGTCCAGCAGCGTTTCTTCGCTTATGAATAGTGCCTTCATGCCTTGCTGATTTTATTGCCTTTACGGATGACCAACTGCTGCTCCCATACGTGCCTGCATTGGGGGCGATTCACTCCGCTGGGCGTGTGATACCAACCGCCCCTGCGATTCCATACCGAATATCCCATGATCGCACTAATTCCGTCGATGTCCTCACGGGTGTAAACCTTGCCCTGTCCTGCCAAGTCAAGCATCACTTTGCAGAACTCACGGCTGGAGCCTTTGTCCTTGTTGCTGAAACCCGTGGCCCATGCGTATTTGTATCGGACTTCCAAGACTGGCTCGGCAACTTCCTTGACATTCTTGGGAAGGTTCTGCTCGGCAATCTTGTCCACGGCCCTGCTGATAGGATAGCGGTCCTTGGTGATTAAGTAAGCGACCCGCTTGGCGACCTTCGCCTTGCTGACCCCGAACTCCTTGGCCATTTCTTCAACCGATGCGTCCCGGTTCTTCTTGCGGTAGGCCTCAATCTTGAGGTCCAGTTCTTTCTCTTCCTCGCCCAGTTCGGCAAAGGCCAAGCGGATGTTTTCGTCTATGTTCGCATCGAACCGCATCGGCTTTGAGTGCATGACGTGGTAATCGTCTGCATGGCATCCGAACTTACTTGCAACCACTTCCAAGACCTTGAACTCTTCCTCGCCCCAGCCGTAGTCTTCGTCGTCTTCTTCGCCCCAAGTCGGTTCGCTGAACTCTTGGGACTGAACGCCCAGCATCGTGTCAATCTCTTGGGCAGACAGACCGAAGCCAGCCGAGAGCATGGTTCGAGCCATCTCAAGTGTGATTTTGTCTTGCATATATTGGCGAACTATACGCATCAGGTTTTGATACTCCCTGCCCGATAGTTTCTTGATGTTGTCGTTGCTCTGCAATGCTTCCACGGCTTGCGGTTGCTCGTCGGGTTGGGGATTAGGTCCCACAACGTCGGCAGGCTTTTCCAAGGGTTGCAGACCCGCTTTCTCACGCAGTTCATCTTGGGTCATAATCTGCAAGAGGGCTTGTTCGCTTAGTCGCTCCGTGATGGGTTCCACCGGGATCAGTTCCATACCCTCAACGCCATTGAAGGATCCCAAGTAGTTGATCATCCGCTCCACTTTGCGCACCCGGTCGTTGACGTAGGTGGCTTTAAACAACTCGTAAGCCTCGACCAATTCAGTCCTTCCTCCGAGTTGGCCCTCGGTTTTGACACCGAATAACGCTGGATTCGTTACACGATGTGCGATGAATATCTCTTGCTGGATGGCTTTGTTCAATATCTCGAACTGCTTATCCATGTCGCTCGGAGTGAGCGGTTCCAAAGTCGGAGCCTTGGCTGCATCGTCGTTGAATGTAACCACGAAGCGACCAGCGTTGTCGGTTCCCGAAAACTTGCGTTTGATTTGCCTTTCGATGTCGCCCTGCTCTTCCGGAGTCGGGATCCCGTTGTTGAAATTAATCAAGTATCCCCCCCAAAAGTTATTCCGGAGATTGTTGTTGTGGAAGTTCGCCACCTGTACGTCTGCCTCAATCCAAGCGTTCCCCCCGATGTATTCCGGAAGCGGGTAGTGCTTCACGCCAGCAGCATAGACCCTGTAATAAAACAACTGCTTTCCGAGGCGGTTCTCCGGGTCGAATGCAGGAATCTTCTCGATGTCCCCGACCTTGGGGAACAACTGCATCATGTCGTCGTTGTACCAGTCAGCAACTTGGAACATCTTCTCCTCCTTGTCCACCCGAATCTTCTCGAACGGGACGTGCTCCATCTTGGCGATGGTCCCAAGTTTGGACCAAGTAACCGCAACCGCAAAGCCATTGAATAACTCTAAGTCCAAGACCAGTTTCTCCGTGATGTCGTTTAGGTCCTCGGTGCTGGAAAGTCCATCAAAAAACTTAATGAACCGGGCCTGCTGCTCTACGGTCAAGTCATCCCCTGCCTGCCATCCTCCGCCCATGATGTAGTTCACCTTGCCGTTGACAATGGCGTTGTGCTTGGACGACCTGCGATAGTTGTCAAGAAGGTAGTAGGGGTACTCGTTGGCAA